TATTTTATAGGTGGGATATTGAAAGGAGTAAGAAATGAATATAGGTGATATGCTATGCGATATGTATGACATTAAACAACAAGTTAAACAAGCTAAGTTGTACGATAAACCAAAGGATAATGATGGCAGTAGCTTTACTGTTGGGGATTGTATTGAGAATGTCATTGAGCAATTAACAGAAAAATATAATACCATATGGGGGATTACAGATGAATAGATTTATTATAGAACAAACACCACAAGAGATTGCTAAGTCTTTGTGTGACCAACACATAGTTAAGATGCCACTTGAAGAAGCACAGATGCTATGCACTACACTATGGCATCATGCACCTGACTATGCAGAGGAGCATGGGTTGTACAAACCTGTACATCAGAAGCACCCTTGCACCCTATGGGCAATGGAGACTATTGAAAACTATAGATTTGCATATGACTTGTATTGTTGTATGTTATGTGAGTACCATGAAAGGTATGGCAAATGGCATGGTGCAGGTAAGCATAGTATTGCCTTATACAAAGGCATAGACTGTATACCAAGTGGTCCTTTAACACCACACCCACAATGTTTTAGTGGGCATGATGACTTGAAGACAGATGAGTTCTTTCCTATTGAAGCATATAGAAATTTTTATAGGGTTGACAAACTTAAATTTGCTAGATATAAATATACACAGAAACCACAATGGCTAGAAGGAGAAGTAGCATGAAAGTAAAACAGTTAATTAAAATAGCAGAAGCAATAAATGGTAAACTACCTGCCGATATGTATGAGTTAGATGAAGTAGAACATCATTCTTATCATAGAGATGAACCCATACGAATCGCAGACATGGATGTTGTGTACTTAGTCAGAGCATTTAGGCATCAAGAACGTATGCTGAACAGACAAGTAGGTGTTACAGATACAGCACTCAAGATAGCTAAGGAACGTGATAAGTGGAAGGAGAAAGCCATGAACATGGTAGAGAAACACTCATTCAACAAAGTCAAGGAAGCCTTAGCTGAAGTGAATAGACAACCTACTGTAACTGCTGAAGCATATGACGTAGCTTGGAAAAGAATTCAGACTCTAGAGAAAAGAGCAAGTATGTGGCAAAGAGAATACGAGAAAGCAACACACAAGAAAGGTTGTAACTATGTATTCAGCGAGATACCTAATGACACAGATGGTCAAGAGTTTGTTGACACTATGAAGAAGTATCTTAACAAAGACTCATACAAGATGAGAGTACGTGGACAACACATCAAAGAAGAACTCAAAGGTACAGGTGCTACCTATTGGGGTCAAGGTTTGAATGAGTCATCTCACATAAGAGTTTATGTGGATGTTAAATAAGTTATTGTTATGGATATAAAAAAATATACAGTAGTATATACTTCAAACGATAGATATGATTCTCCAATAGATTATCCTACTAGTAGAGTAGAATATATACAAGGAGAAACTTTAGACGAAGCTATAGATGAACATATAAAGCACATGAAAAGGTGGGCAATCCGACCCCTATATGGAGAGGTAATCTTTTTAGAAGGACATGTCAAACAAGTAGACATAGGGCATGGCATAGGTCACACATTAAATACAACGAAAGATGTAATTATTACAGGAGTAAATAATGACAAAATTAAATTTGAATGACTTGGTAGATAAGTATTATTTATCTAATGATTTCAAGGTGTTAGCTGATAAAACTAAACACGATTATCAATATTGTGCAGGAGTTTTATTGGCTACTGAAGTAGATGGAAACACTTTGTCAAGTGTAAAGATAAGTAAAATGACAGGAGCAAAAGCTCGAAGAGCATACGAACAATGGCTTGGTCGTGGAATATATCAAGCTAATGCAATTACTTCTGTTGCTCGTAAGATATATTCTTATGGGATGGAGATGGGCTATGCTGAGACTAATCCATTTGCTACTTACAAACGTAAGACACCTCATTCTAGGAACACAGTATGGACACAAGACCAAGTCATACAGTTCTTGGATGCAGCTTATGCTGATTTTAAGTACAGAAACATAGGATTGATAGTACAAATGGCTTACGAATGGTGTCAGAGGGTGGGCGATATGAGAATGTTGCAGTTTTCTAGCATAGATTTTGATAAAAGTGTGCTAAATTTGCAACAGTCCAAGAGAAGAAGTGTAGTTCACCTACCAATTTCACTTGACTTATTAGAAATGCTTAAACAACAGGCAAAAGATTACGACTTTCAGCCTTACGTAGCACCATATCCTACTGCAAAAGGTGGTAAGTATGCACCATACACTATGCAAAGGCTATCAAAAGTAGCACGTAGAGTAATGGAGTTAGCTAATCTACCTGATACACTACGTATTTCAGACTTAAGACGTACAGGAACAACTGAAATGGTGGAAGCAGGTGTATCCATGGGTCAGATTATGTCAGTTACAGGTCATGCTAACCCACAATCTGTTAAACCTTACATGAAAAATACGTATGCTAGTGCAGAAAGTGCATTGACATTACGAAAAAGTCATGGTAAAAGCAATTAAATGCCGACAAGGAGAGTGATATATGAATATTAATATGTACATTAATGAATTAGATTTAAGTATAGGAGAAAGTAAAAGGCTTAACTGTCCATCTTGTAATGGGTATAAAACTTTTACTGTCACCAACAACATGGGTCAGATGTTATGGAACTGTTATAAATCTTCTTGTCAACTGTCAGGCTCTAAACGTGTGTCATTATCTGCTAGTGATATAAAAAAGCACAGACAGGATGTGGAGAAAGACAACGAACCCTTCGTAATGCCTGAGTATATAGTGCCTTACGATAAAGAAAATTATTATGATATACCTAAAGACAAGCTTATGTATGATGTTAAGGAACACAGAGTTGTTTTCCCTGTCATGCATGAAGGCAGAATTGTTGATGCCAATGGCAGGTCCTTAGGAAAAAGAATACCTAAATGGAAACGATATGGAAAAAGTGACTTGCCTTTTGTCTCAGGACATGGTAAGGTCGCAGTAGTTGTTGAGGATTGTGTGAGTGCTTCAGTCTTAGATAGTGAAGTATATGTTGGGGTAGCAGTATTGGGTACGTCATTATCCGAATCTCACAAGAGGTATCTCTCACAATTCTCAACAGCAATAATAGCACTAGACCCTGATGCTCTACCCAAGACGATGGCATTTGCAAAGGAACTGAGAGCCTACGTAAATGATGTTAAGGTGCTAAGATTGCAAGATGATTTGAAGTACAAGAAGAAAGATGATATAGAAAACTTAATTAACTTAACCCCAAAGGAGAACCAATATGGAACTATCCCTACTACGTAGCTTAATGAACAAAGATTTTTACACAGACCATCGTGGTTCTAAGTGTCCTGATAGACTGTTCAGTAAAGATGCAAGAAAGCTAAAGCATACTATTGATTATGCTATGAATAAATATAAAAGAGATGTAACACCTGATGAGGTGGAAGCATTGTTCATGGCTAACAATCCATCTATGACTACTGCACAGAAGCAAGGTTATAGTGCATTGTTCAATACAGTAAAACGTGAGCAACCTATGGGTACTGACGTGGCACAAGACGTGCTGTCTAAATTATTTCAGCAGGTCATAGGTGAGGACATAGCTAATCTAGGATTTGATTATGTGAATGGTGCGGAGAAAAGCCTTAGACCATTACGTGATTTACTTGACAAGTATAATGATAACTTTCTACCTGAAGTAAAGATTGAGTGGGATGATATATCTTTTGATACCATCATGGCAAAGCAATCTGTACAGATGAAATGGACATTCAATATACCTGAGATGGCACGTAAGGTAGAGGGTGTAAATGCAGGATACCTTGTTGAGATAGGAGCAAGACCTAATACAGGTAAGACTTCTTTCCATGCGTCTATGTTAGTAGGTCCTGGTGGTATGGCAAGACAAGGAGCTAAGTGTGTAGTCTTATGTAACGAAGAGTCTTATGACAGAGTTGCATTCAGATATATACAAGCATCGACAGGCTTTCCAAAGGAAAAGATACAGGCTAACATTCAGGAAGCTAAGACTATCTACCAAGATGTAACCAAG